TACTTCGTTGTCTAATACCATTAATGCCCAACCTAAAGCCATTACCCTATCATCTAGCATATTAATACCCGGTTTGGCGGCCCATTTACCATTTGGATATTTTACGAAGTTTTTAATTTCAATAAGTGTTTCAATTTCTCTAATATTAACCGATCTTAATTCATTTACAAAATATCTCATATTTGTAATACATCTATATTTTGTATTTGTGTGTGCTAAAACACCGACTTTATTATTTTTTATTTTTCCTTGATTGGCCCCGTACGTTACAACATTGGCATAACGTAAATTAAAATATAATTGTTCGACAACTTGAGCACCACAGTTATTTCTTTCTATTAAAGCAGGTGGTGAACCCCATTGTAATAAAATTTCGTATAATTTTTGTGTGAAATGAAAAGGGTTAATTTCAGTACTATGATATACGGCTACTTGTTCTATATTTGTTAGGTCTTTTAAATCTAGTATTTGTATAACACTGGCATTTTGTCCTAATCCTTCAGCAATATCAACACCAACAACATATATACCATGGTCATCTGGTTCCCTCCATATTTTGTAATGTTCCTCTTCCATGATAATTTTAGGCTTCCCACAATTAATTTTTAAAAATTCAAAAATTTCTTCATTAATTGCCATTTCTCCCGTTGATAAAAATTCGCAACCAAATTCTTGATCGAAAGCTTCTTGGCTTCCAATTGTTCGCATTGTTTCTATTTTCCATTTTTCGTCTCTACCGGGGATTTCATCCCATAGAATTCTATCAAACCCCCAACCATTAGTTTCTTCTATAGCACCATTCCATATTTTGTAAAAAAGATTATCTGTTCCATTAGCAGTTGATGCTATAAAAACTTTTGATTTTTTAGAAGAAGAAATTACAGGGTAAACAGATTTCCAAAAAGATTCAACTAAGTGAGGTTCAATAAATGCCAACTCATCAAGAACTAATACGTTAATAGATTGACCACGTGCTGCTGTTCCAGTGGTGGTGCTGATACCAATTGTTGTACCATTTGTAAATTTTAAAGATTCTTTACCATATTCACTTACACCGGGTTTTAACCAGTTTGGTAGCTCTTCGTATGCCATTCTTATTCTAGAAAATATTTCTTTTGCAGTACCTTCTTTATTAGCTACAATTAATATACGTTGATCATTATTAAAACAAGCATGCCATAAAGTATAAATTGTCATCATTGTGGTTTTACCAATTTGTCGTGATGCTAATAATATAAAGAAGCGATTATCTCTCATCTTTCTTAAAGATCGTTTCTGACATGAGTGTAAACTTATTTTTTCTCGTCCTCTATCTAAGTTTACTATGTAAAAGAAGTTTTCAGCAAAATAAAGCAAATTTTGTGTTGCTTTTTTGAGCTCTTTTAACATCTTCGGCGTCCATTCGAATTTTGAATTTTCAGTAGGGAGGTTAGGGTTGCCTAGATAGTAATCTCTTTTATTTTCCATTACACCATTATTTAAACCAGTATCGTATAAATATAAACATGAACGCAGGGAAGAATCGTAAAAAAGATTTAGAACTTTTAAGTGAGGTGTATTCAGAAGCTATGGGTTACGCCGGTGGCCGTGGATCTGTTAATACTCAACCAGGTGCGGGTGGTACCGGAGATTACGATGATAGCACAGGGCAGATTACACAACGTGCTGAAGACCAAAACCCAATAGAAAATGATGAGGGTGAAGAAGAGAGCCAACAACGAAGAGCTGCGAGGCAATTGGAAGACGAGGGTTATACCGGAGGCAGGGCAGACAATAAAGGCAATTTGATATATAATAAAGGCACTTCGCATGCTCGAGTAGATACAGATGGGCAAATTAACGGCCAACCAGCGCAAGAGTTTTTTAGAGGAACCGGTACAGAAGATGCAGAAGATTTTGGAAGCCCTAATTCAAATAGATCAGGTTGGGGAAGTGATGCTTTTTCACACCCGGGTAGCAATGAGACAACTGATGAAGATGAAGGGGGAATAATGGGTATAGATGATTGTGAAGATGAACCAGGTAAAATAGATGTAGTTATAAACCCAGCATCAGCGCACGGTATAAGAGATATTCTTAAAAATATTTTTAGTAAGGATGATGAAGATCAAGAAGATGATGATTGGATGGATGAGGAACCACCGGGGCTCAAATACGGCGTCGGTTCTGAAGAACCGGAAGGAATGAAGCATTATGATGATGCTGCACAAGCTCATAAAGCAGATGAAAGAGAAAATAGAAAAAATCTTCGCGCTCAAAATAGACTTGCTAAAAAGCAAGGATTTGATCCTGATGAGAATCAGGAAGTTCAAACTGATGCATCACCCGATGATGAGGACGGCCGCGAACATCACTGGAATCGCAAAATGCCGCGGCACCAGGACTGGCTTAAGCCTCATCATGATCGTATCCGGGGTGAAACACCGGAACCGGTGATACCGAAAGATGATGACGATGACGATGAAGATGAAAATGCTGCAGCGGCAATGCGAGGTGATGAAAGAGAAAATAGAAAAAATCTTCGCGCTCAAAATAGAATTGCTAAAAAATATGGTTTTAATCCTGACGAAAATGCTGAAGATACAGACGAATATGATACAAATCTTTTTAAACATCTTGATAAACGAAATACAGATGAGGCTGAGAAACAAGGTTTTGATCCAGGTTTAAAGAATGTTCGTCATAGTGATGAAGATGAAGTTGATCGAGAGGGAAGATATAAAGAACGTTGGGGTAAAGATCTAGACGACGAAAAAGATCGCGAAGGTAGTTCAAACGCTGGTGAATATACAAACGTAGATAAAGACGAATTTTGTGGACCATCTGGTGGTGCCGCAGATGGGACATACCCTGTTAATACAAGAAAAAGAGCAGAAGCTGCTAAACGGTTAGCGCATAATGCGCCAGACCCAGATGGAATAAAAAGATGCGCTGATAGAGCATTAGCTAAAGATTCTTATTATTCTTCTAAAGGTGATAGAGCAATGACTCAAATAACTGAATCATATGAGCAAGTTTTAAAAAATGGCTTACTATAAATCAAAAGGTGATAGAACAATGACCGACTTATGCGAAGCATATAGTCAAATAGTCGGTGAGCGAGAAATTGTAAACGAAAGAACGATAGCATCTTATGAAGGTGGTACCGAACGTCCGGTAGTTCAAGAAGTTCTTGGTGCTTTAGCTGGTGCTGCTGCTACAGGTGCTGCTTCAGCTTTAGGTGGTAAGGCCATGGATGCTATTACAGGAAATGAAGACCAAGAAGGCCCAGTGCAAGACTTTGAAGTTGGTACAGTTGTTGAGATAGATGATAATCAAGGCGGTGGTTCAGGTGAGATAGTTGACATTTCAACAACAGAACCGGACATGTTTTGGATAGAAACAGATGAAGACTCAACATTTGTTAAAGTACATAGAGATTTTCTAACGATTTCAAAAACAATTGCCGATGAAACGCGTCCAGAAGATGAACCCGGTCAATGGACCGCCGGAAGAACAGGACTATAAATAAAATTTTATGAACGCAGGAAAAAATAGAAAAAGAGACCTAACTCAAATAGAAGAGGCTTATGAGGCTGTTGTAGGTAACCCCCCTGGTAAAGCTGCACACAAGCAGCAACTTAAGCCGGGTAAACCTATTAACAGAACATATGAACGCGCCGGTAAAAAAGTTAAGGTAAAGGGTGGTAACACTGACATACCTGCTGAAAAACCGGATGGTTATCAAGGATTTGTCCATGACAACTCAGGACCTAACGGTGCAGACAATTTTAAAAGCACAGAATTAGATCCCGACAACCCAAAAGTTAAGTTAGATAACGAGTATGATGTTACAGAGTTATCAGATGAAGGTGCTGATCTTTATTTTAAGTCTGAAAATGAAAAAATTAACAAAGAGAGTATAAATACTAATATGGCTAAGAAAAGATCTATTTTTGACCGTTTATACGAAGAAGTTATTGATGATGAGCAGATCGATGCTGTAGAATTAGGTATTGATACAGATGTTGTTGATGATGTTGACGTTGAAGACGAAGACACAGTTACTATAACAATTCCGAAAGAACTTGCACATCATTTACATGACGCATTAATGGACGTTATGGACGCTGCTGATGATATCGAAGATGTCGAGGATGACCTCGGTGACGAAGATGATTGGGACGGCGATGAGGATGCAGAAGAAACTGCGAATCAGAAGACCTATGGTGGTAACAAGGGTGATGATCCACGACACTTTGATCGTAAAACAGGTCGTAAGACCCAAGATAAAGATTACGAGGGTGAAGAGGAAGAAGAAAATTTCAATTACTTTGGTGAAGAGATCGAAGCCGAGATTCTTGGAACACCTTTAGTCAATCAGAAGGAAGGTAACCCAACACCAGTAACTGGTAGCGCCAACGTTGTTCACACTCAGTATACATCCAAAGTCGGAAGTAAAGAGGGTGACGGCAAAAGCGGTATTAAATTAGATCCTGAAGGTACTGATGAAGGAACACCTTA